TCAGAAGATGAGGTTTACTACGCTATCTTGGCCCGTAAAAATAATTTTGATCTTGGTGAGATGCGCCACAAAGTAGAGAATGCGGTATTTAGTTGTGACGAGGCCAAGCTCAAATTCTTTGTTGCACTGTTTAAAAACGAACAATTTATAAAGGATCTATACAAACACGGGTTTGAGGTTAAGGATTTATTAAACGGAGAGACAGTATGAATATATTCTACCTCTCACGTGATCCAGTGCTATGCGCTGAGATGCACTGCGACAAGCACGTAGTTAAAATGATACTTGAAACAGCACAGCTTCTAAGCACTGCGCATCACATGCTTGGAAGCAATGCACCATATAAGGTGACACACAAAAATCACCAAGTGCTGTATGGGCTAGATCCGGACGCTATCAGTATCGATGGCTCTATGAACTCTTGGAAGCCCTCTCAGACGAATATACGCTTAGGTATGGTAAGGTACACCTAACATGGCAAAAGTGCTCAGAAGCGCTTAGAGAGCCTCCTAAGGCCATCCCGACTATACCTTGGTCAGATCCTCCACAATGTATGCCGGAGGAATGCAAAGACGAAACAGGGGCCGTCATTGCTTATCGTAAATATTACGAGTTTAAACGTAAGGAATGGCTATCAAAAGGTATGCAAATGAAATGGAGAGGTGTTGCATGATATTTGAAATTATGTTAGGGTCAATTATAGCGGTAGTTATATTATCCGCTTGGTTTAGTGATGATTGGAGTGAGTAATTATGAGTGAATCTTTTAACTTTTTTGATGATATACATTCAGACGCAACAATAGTTGTTCATGAATCGGAGACAATGAACAATAGAAAGCCGGAGGTGTTTGCTGTTATCCACTTTCAATGCGATTTATCAAGTGATAGCGACCAGTTTGATAAGGCTTTGGAGTCAACAGTGGAGGGCCTAAGACACGCCTATTCATTCTATCCGGACACCTATATAACAGTGACTTTGATTCGAAGACACAGCTATTTAAACATGTAAAACGGAGTAAATGATTATGAGTAAATTTAGCAGCAACTTAGAAATGTTTCAGGAATTCCTGGATCAAGAAAAAATAAAACTGTACAAACTTCCTTCGGAACGTGTACACAGCAGAGGAGCCGAGTATCTCCTGGACGCAATGCTGGGGTCAATGTACCGAGACCCCGAGGAATACCGAGAATGGCTTTCGGATCTAATAGAGTGCTTCTATACAGCCGACATGGGCCGCCTGGGTGACCTATTGTTCACAACCGTATACAAAGACATTACACAGTCCTACCATGACGGATACTTAGATTACTTGGATGGCGTAGAGGAAACCTAACTATGAAAATAAAAGACTTTTACGTAAACGATACGGAGGAAATATGGGATGCTTATTGTACTACTGGGGTTAATAATGGTTTTTTTCTTAGTTCTATTAGAGGAATGAAACAAAATGAAACAAAAGTTAACAAAGGAAGATATGTTGTACGACATAGCGGAGTACCAACTAAACTTCATGGATCTGCCCACGGTCATTTCCTTGGCAAGAAAAGCAATAATGGATGAGTACAAAAGTACAACCAAAGACTACGTACAGAAACAATACGATCAAATCTTTAACAAAGACATAGGGGAAGTAGAATGAGATGTAAAGCATGTAACAAAATACTTGAGGAAAACGAACTAACCAAGAAGGACTCAAGGGGCGACTTTATCGACCTTTGCTCCTACTGTATAACAGCAGCCATCCAGGGAGAACCGGAGGATAATTATTTATCATTTTCTGAAGATATGCTATTGACAAATGATGAAAACTATGATACCCTCTACTAAGGTATACCTTAGTAATAACCAAAGAAGTAAAATTAAGAAGTAAAATAAAGAAATACTACTTAGGTACTACTTTGGTTTTACTTAGGATTACTTAGGATATGGATTATTTATTGACAACGTATCCCCATTGTGAGATACTATTAGTATGCCCAACACAAGTTGGGTGCAACCCAGGAAGAAACGGAGAATATTCCTATGACAGCAGTAATTGAAGGTATTGTTAACTTTTCAAACGTGACTCAGCATGACGTATTCAATGGTCAGGACACAGGTGCGTACAGTATGACCATCACCATGTCGGATGAGGACGCTACGGAGTTAGCAGCAAAGGGTGTTAAAATTAGGGAATACCAAGGTGCAAAACAGCGTAAGTTCAAAAGTAAGTACGATGTAAAGCTGTTTGATGCCGAAGGTAACCCTTATCGTGGTGAGGTGCCTTATAATTCAAAGGTACGCCTTAAGTACAAACTAGGCAACCCACACCCAGTACACGGTGTATCCACTTATCTTGAGGCTGTAAAGGTGCTTGAGGAAGCGGATATGATGACTCAAGGTGAAGGCTCAGATTTTTAATGAGCGTTGGTAAATTCCTCAGACATGAGGGTTGTCCGAAGTGTAATTCTTCGGACTCCCTCGCTATTTATGACGATGGTGGTGAACACTGCTTTAGCAGCCTATGTGACTACCATGTTTTTGGGACAGGTGAAGAGGAAATGACTGTACAACAAGCTAAACAACCTATCAATAAATCAATAGATATGGGAGGAGTTGTTGCAGCAATACCAAAGCGTAAGATATCAAAAGAGACTTGCGTACACTTTGGTGTGACAGTGGAGTACACACCTACCGGCGATATCAGTAAACATCATTACCCCTATTACAACCTTGAAACAGGGGAATTGACCGCTTCAAAGGTGCGCCAGGTAGAAACTAAAAACTTCTTTGCTACCGGTAATTTCACTAATACCGGCTTCTTTGGTCAAAACGTTTGTAGAGGACGTGGTAAATTCCTAACAATTACCGAGGGTGAACTTGACGCAATGTCAGTTTATGAAATGTTCGGTAAGCAGTTTGACGTTGTTAGCCTAAAGAATGGCGCAAGTAGTGCGGAAAAGGAGATAAAGGAAAACCTAGAATGGCTTGAGGGGTACGACAACATTGTACTTTGCTTTGATAACGACAAAGCAGGTCAAGCAGCTATAGACAAAGTCAAGGACATATTTAGCCCAAATAAGCTAAAAATCTGTAAACTTCCGTTAAAGGACGCTTCGGATATGCTTATGGCTAATCGTGTCAAGGACTTTACCGGTGCTTGGTGGGACGCCAAGGTCTATCGCCCTGACGGTATTGTTGCCGGTAAGGACACTTGGGAAGCCCTGGTTAAAAAGAGACAAGTTAAGTCTACACCTTACCCTTGGCAGGGATTGAATGAACTGACTAGGGGTCACAGGCCGTATGAGTTAGTTACCATAACTAGCGGAAGTGGTATGGGTAAGTCTCAGTTCATTCGTGAAATTGAGTTTGATTTACTGCAACGTTGTCAAGGTAATATCGGTGTGCTTGCCCTGGAAGAGGATATGGCTAGGACAACCCTTGGTATCATGTCCGTAGCGGCTAATCGTCCTCTCCATTTAGAGGAGGATACATCAATCGAGGAACTACGGCCATTCTGGGAAGCAACTTTGGGCACTGACCGGTACTACCTGTTTGACCACTGGGGTTCAACCTCGGCTGATAATTTGTTGTCAAGGGTTCGATTTATGTCCAAAGCATTGGACTGTAGGTACGTTATTCTTGATCACTTAGCCATTGTTGTTTCCTCACAGGAGCACGGTGACGAGAGGAAGGCCATTGATGAGATTATGACCCGTTTGCGGACACTTGTTGCCGAGACCGGTATAACCTTGTTTTTGGTTTCACACCTCAAGCGTTCCCAAGGTAAGGCACACGAGGACGGTGCTCAAATCAGCCTAGGTGAATTACGTGGCTCTCAGGCCATTGCTCAACTTTCCGATATTGTTATCGGTATGGAAAGGGATCAGCAGCATGAAAATGAGGACATACGTAATACAACCACTGTAAGAGTACTTAAAAATCGTTATTCCGGAGAAACCGGCCCAGCTTGTTGGTTACAGTACGACAAGCAAACTGGCAGAATGACGGAAGTGGCTAATCCGGAGATTGGAGCGGACTTTTGATTTACTTAGATTTGGAAACTGACGGCTTAAACCCGAGCGTTATTTGGTGTGTAGTTACAAAACACCAGGACGAGCAGGAATATATCGTACATACAACACCTGATACCCTCTCAGAGGCTCTGAATGGCTCTGTGAGCGTTGTTGGACACAACCTAATAGGTTACGATATCCCAATCCTAGAACGTCTCTGGGGCATTTCTGTGGCTCCTGAGCGCATCATTGATACTTTGGTTTTGTCTCGTCTTTCCGACCCAAGTAAAGGTGGTGGACACTCCTTGAGAAACTGGGGTAATCGTTTAGGTTTTCCTAAGGGTGACCATAATGATTGGTCTTGTCTTTCAAAAGAAATGATCGACTACTGCATCCAGGACGTAAAGGTTACGGAAGCAGTTCATCAGTGTCTTTTACAGGACATGACTGAGTTTTCTGAGGAAAGTATTAAACTTGAACACCAAGTTCAATGGATAATACATCAGCAGGAACAGAATGGTTGGTTGTTGGACCAAAGACTTTGTAATGAGTTATGTGCAACATTCAAGGAGAGAATGAATGAAATCGAACAGGACTTACAGGAGCGTTTTCCACCGATTGTCGAGCAAAGATTTTCGGATAAAACTGGTAAGAGACTTAAAGATAAGGTTACTGTTTTTAACGTGGGATCTCGAAAGCAAATTGCGGAAAGGCTGGCGTCTCTTGGTGTCGCTTTTGAAAAGGAGACGGAGAAAGGAAATCCTATAGTTGATGAAAAAGTACTTGCTAACATAGACCTCCCAGAGGCGCGTGTAATCAATGAATACTTGATGCTACAAAAACGCTATGCTCAGGTTTATTCTTGGTTAGAACACGTAAAGGATGACGGGAGAGTCCACGGAAGAGTCATTTCAAACGGAGCAGTAACCGGAAGAATGACCCACCAGTCCCCTAATATGGCTCAAGTACCTTCGGTACATGCAACGTTTGGAGAGGAGTGCCGAAGCTGTTGGATTGTACCGGAAGGAAAGAAACTTGTTGGGTTTGATGCGTCTGGGCTAGAACTCAGGATGTTGGCACATTACATGAATGACGAGGATTTTACGAATGTCCTACTCAAGGAAGACATACACACAAGAAATCAGTTGGCTGCGGGACTTGAGACGAGACCTCAGGCTAAAACTTTCATCTATGCTTTCCTCTACGGAGCAGGAGACGCCAAGATTGGAAGCATCGTTGGAGGAACTGCAAAGGATGGTGCAGACCTCAAACAACGATTTCTACGAAATACACCTTCTCTTGAAAACCTACGAGAGCGTGTTACACGAGCAGCTGGGCGAGGCTATCTTATCGGCCTTGATGGAAGAAAACTTTGGATTAGATCAGAACACGCGGCACTGAACACCTTGCTACAGGCTGCCGGTGCGATTGTTATGAAGAAAGCGTTGGTTATCCTGGATGACTACGCAAAACAATGGAGGATTGATTACAAGTTTATTGGCAATATCCATGATGAGGTACAGGCGGAAATTTTGGAACCACAGGCCGAGAAATACGGATACTTGGCTGTGGAGTGCTTAAAAGCCGCAGGTACTTCATTTAACCTTCGTTGTCCTTTGGACGGGGAGTTTAAAGTTGGAAGAAACTGGGCAGAAACACACTGATAAAGATCAAGAGGATTTCCAAATGATTGCACATAAACCAGAAAGATACCAAATGATTGATGGCGAATTGTGGTACGTACAGCCTAATGCCGGTATAAAACAGAAAGCAGTGACACATCAGCGCAAGAACAAAAAAAGGATGTTTGTCAATGGTAAGTACATCCCTACAAACCACCCTTTGCACAAACCAGGAAGTTATAAAAACTTTGAGGACGCTGCGTTTAGCTCTCTTGAGAAGTACAAAACAAGCACTCAAGGCCAGGTATACATCGTTTATAACGAAAACTTCCCAGAGTGGGTAAAAGTTGGTATGGCTGTTGATGCGGAGGATCGTTTAAATAATTACCAAACCTCTTCCCCATACCGTGATTATGTGTTATACTATAAGTATGATGTGAATGACCGGAGAAAAGCAGAGTCAGAAGCACATAGAGTGTTAAACAAACGGTACGAAAAACAAGGCGAATGGTTCAAGTGTACTGTAGAAGAAGCCAATAAAGCAATTAGCGAATTAATGGAGCAGTACAAATGAAATCAATTTATTCCTTAGTTAACGATATTTACGCTGTGGTGGCCTCGAAAGAGGCTGCCGAAGGTGTTGATCTTGACAAAGAGATCGAACACTTTGGTGAAAATGTTAAAAAACTTATGCACACTTTGTTTTCAGAGGACCGTGCAGGTGATAGACGCACACTGCGTATGTCAAACATCGGGCGTAAAGATCGTTATCTTTGGAATGTTGTGAATAATGCCAAAGTAACTGAAAAGATGCAGCCACATACGCTTGTTAAGTTTATGTACGGCCACCTGATCGAGGAATTATTACTTTTCCTGACTCGTTTAGCCGGTCATGAAGTTACGGACGAGCAGAAGAAGTGCAAAGTAGGCGGCATCTCTGGGTCTATGGACTGTAAAATTGATGGTATAGTGACTGATGTCAAGTCCGTTTCCACCTTTGGTTTTAAAAAGTTCAAAGACGGCTCAATGGCGTATGACGATCCCTTTGGATACGTTGCTCAAATCAAAGGGTATGCACATTCGGAAGGTGAAACTAAATTCGGATGGCTTGCAATGGACAAACAGAATGGTCACCTTACGTACCTGATGTATGACCAGGAAGACACCCAAGCACCTGTGTACGAAAAACTGTCTTTTGATATAGAGGAGAGAATCGAGGAGATTAAGGAAGTTGTAAAGCAGCCTGAGCCTCCCGAAGTGTGTTATGAACCTGTGCCTGATGGTAAATCCGGAAACATGAAGTTGTCCTCGGGTTGTTCCTATTGCCAGTACAAAAAGGTGTGTTACCCTGACTTACGTGCTTTTTTATACTCCACGGGACCCAGGTTTCTAACTGTTGTTGAAAATGAGCCTAAGGTACAGGAGATAAGCCTTGAGCAAATCGACTAAAAACTATGGGATTTACCGGTCAGGGCTTGAGAAGAAGTTCGCTGAGTTGGTCCCGAGAGGTATGTTTAAGTTTGAGCCGTACACAGTCCCCTATACGATATACAGAAATTACAAGCCTGATTTTGTTTATGACGACTTTTTAATTGAGTGTAAAGGTTACTTTAGAGTTGGGGATACACAAAAGTATAAAGCAATAAAGGACAGTTTAATATTTCAGGAGTTAATATTCGTGTTGTCAGATCCAAATAAAAAACTAAGGAAGGGAGCAAAGATGACTATGGGACAGTGGTGTGAAAAGGAAGGGTTTAAACATTTTACATTACATAATATTGATGACTTGTTGAAATATATTGAGAGTGCTAAAGATGTCGTGGACTTTTGATGAACTGAAGGAAAAGGTAGCCAAGGCTTACGATGTTGTTTTGCTTTGTGAGATACTTGAGATTACCGAAGACGATATCCTGGATAGATTTGAAGATAGGTTTATTAATAACATAGACATGTTTGAGGAAGAGATTGACAATGAAACTTAATGACGCAACACCGGCAGAATGGGACGCAGTAACTAAACCTAAGCACTACAACAATGGAGGCATCGAAGCCATTGATTATATCAAGCAACAGTTGGGTGATGGGTTTATTGAGTACTGTGAGGGTAACACTCTGAAGTATCTTCACAGGTGGCGCTACAAGGAGCACCCAGTGCAGGATCTGAAGAAGGCTAAGTGGTATCTGGACAGAATGATTGAAGCAGTTGATGAGGTGAATTTATGAACCAAAATGAGTGGGCTTACGCTAACGGAATTTCTTCTACCATATGTGAAAGATGTGATGGTTCTGGTAGAG